ATCTCAAGTCTGTTAACCGGACTTGAAAAATAATTGGCCTAAAAATGGTTAACAGCGATGCTAATGAAAGCAAGTAATTACAAACATGGTGAGAGTAAAGTTGAATACAAATTTTGGGAAGGGGAAAAAAGGTACTCCGCGAGAACAGGCCGAACCGAAATGTTACAAGAATTCAGATGGTGAGCTCGTTATTCCTGGTCCGAACATGTTTGCCGCAATTATCGATGCTGGGAAGTTCCACAAAGTTGGTAAAAACAAAGTCACAACACAGAAAAGTTCTTTGGTTCCTGCCGCTATGTCACTTCTCGAGATCGTGATGCTGCTGCGCGGTGGTCCGTGGGAAGTTGATTCACGGTCGGTTGTAAATCCATCAACAGGCGGTCGCATGATGTGTCACAGGCCGCGCCTGGATGAATGGGAGCTCGACTTCACACTGGAAGTCGATGATGAAATGTTCCACACAGATTTTGTTCGCCAATTGGTTGACGATGCCGGGAAAAAGATCGGGCTCTGTGATTATCGCCCGTCGCGCAAAGGACCGTTTGGAAAATTTGTTGTGACAGGGTGGAAAGAGATTTGAGGTTTGATGCGCAGCACTGTTCGGCATCGTGGTGCCGGGTAGGGCAGAGCAGAGTGTTGTAAAGCAAGGCAAGGCAAGGAACCTCCTCGGGGCGATCACATTCAAACCGAGGGGGCAAGCAATGTCAGATACTGCGTTGTGGTGCGATGTGTGGTGCAGCAAACACTCGCTGCGTGGTGTATTGTTCGGCAAAGCCGGGTAATGCAAGGCAAGGCAAGGAAACCTCCCCGGGGCGATCACGTTCAAACCGAGGGGGCTGATGGCAAGACGAGGTACGGTGTGGTTAAGCCCGGTTGTGCGGGGTACTGTGTGGCAAAGCAAGGTGAAGCAAAACGAGGAAAGCCGCCAGCGGCGATCACGTTCAAAGCTGGCGGTCAAATCACGGTTGTGTGAAGCAAAGTTGTGTATCGCACAGTGGCGCTAGGTTCTGTGGCGCTAGGTGGCGCAACGTAATCCAAGGTTTTTTTATCAACAACGAAAGGGATCAAAGATGTCTGAAAACAATCGTATGTACATGGATAAGGTTTTGAAAACAGAAACACTTGAATTTGCAGACATCAATAAGCGACTAGCATCGCCATCGATGGCAAGGGTTTTGCACGCGACACTTGGAATTTCAAGTGAGATCGGTGAACTGCTGGAAGCCGTTGTCGATGGCGATGAACCGCGAATACTCGAGGAGCTTGGAGATGCGTTCTGGTATGGAGGTACCGGAGCCCATGCTCTTATGTTTATTGGGGCGGAAATGAGCCCGGAAAGCGTGTTCGGGCAAGAGTTGGAGACAACAAGGGCGAGTTCGCTGGCCGACACAAGAATCGCATCGATAATGCCGATCATGACTGCAATGATTAAGGACGCCGAAATGCTGCAAAGCAATGTGAAGGCACATATCTACTATGGCAGAAGATTCAGGTGTAATGCGGCGTTTACAAATTTCTTCACAATCTTGGATCATTGTAAAAGAATAGGGCTGTCCTATGGCTGGTCAAAAACTGACATTATGGAAGCGAACAACAAGAAACTGCTCGGAAAAGAAACCGGCAGATACAAAGGCGGGTTCAGCGCGGACGATGCAAATCATCGAGATCTTGAAACAGAGCGAGCAGGGTTGGAGGAAAGTGCAGAAAGAAAGAGCGCGGTTGAATTCGTAAACAGTTTTGGTGAAAAAAACAATTAAGGAGGGGAGATGACGACAATAGACGAGCTCGATGAATTCTATGAGACAGAGTGTAAAGAGTGTGCAAGCAAACCTGGAACACCTGACCTTTGCAGTTCCTGCTTGGGAAACAGGGAGAAGATTGCAAGGGCAGTTCAGGCTGCGAAAGAAATGGGAGAGAAAACAGACAATCTCAGAGATCAAGTTGAGCGTTGGAAAATCGCAAGCGGGCTTGAGGATTCGAGCGGAGATCCGGATGGTATTACACCAGAGGCATCTAGCAAGTACCGGGTTAAATTGGAAATACAAATACAAAACGCAAAAAGTAGAATCAATGCGCTGGAGGCAGAGGTTCACAGATTGGACAAGGCAGTGACAGTTCAGGAGATTCGAGAAAGAGCGCTCCAGGATGCATTGGTGCGCCTTGCCTGCCACATTGAACCGGAGGAATTCTAATGCAAGCCAAGGCGCCTGACACAATGATTTTCTTCGAAGGCGATGAATGTGGCGAGGCAATATTTGATTGCCCTCATTTGAATTTTGACTGGGGATTGTGCGAGTTGTTCAACATGGATCTTGGATCAAACAACGACAAAACAGACAGGTCGGCTCCAGCATATGTTCGGTGTGAACAATGCAAAAAATGGACAGCGAACAAGTGCGAAAAACCACCCCGAACAGTGACGTTCACGATCACTGTCCCAGATGGTTCCGATGAACGACTTATTGAATTGATAGAAGGCATAGCCAAGAAAGAAGGTTTGGCAAAGTGACAAAAGCACAAGAAAAGGTTCGCGAACTTTATCCGTTGTTGGTTTGGTATCAAGCGATCTGGGCAGCACCTTTTATCGGAGGTTTGGCAGGTTTGATCGCTGTGGTTTCATCGGCGGTTGAACTTGCCGGCATGGCAATTGGCGTGGCTGCCTCAGTGGCCGTGTTGCTCATCGGAATCGGGGGTTTTGCAAAGCAGGTATCGGATCGCTACGACACGATCAAAAGTGTGTTCATTTTCAAAAATGATTGGGGCGATATTGGCCCGGCCCCGATAGCATTTTGTACGCGGGCAACTGGTGAAAGTGCATTGCGTGCTGTGAAACTGTTTCGGCTTTGCACGAAGGATGTCGCTCGTTTTAATAGAGAAAAATGGAGAAAGGAATATTTGAACATATTGACGCAACACGTGTTCCAAGCAGGCGTCGAGATAGAGGCCGAGGAAGACGGAAGGCCATCTAATGAATATTTTCACCCGATCACATTTGTCACGCTACATGACGGCAAGTTCATTAAGCGCGGCGGCCGTAAATTCTTCGGCGTGGCATATGGCAAATGGGTTGATGTAGTTGATGACGGTTTATCCGATCGCGGTTTTGTTGGGCTCGTTGTGCACGAGCTAAAACACAGAGTGCTCGAACAAATCAATCCATATTTGAGTGTAGATCAACAGCATGAGATCATGGGTGCGGACTTGCAGGATGCAAAGGAGGCAGTGTAAACGATGACAGTTGCAAACCATTGCGAGAATCCAACAGAAGCCAAATGTCCGTCATGTAATTTGTGGTCACCTGTTTGCTGGTTTGAGGAGCTGCCACCTGGCGGTTATTGGTGGAGTGACAATAGCAACGGGGGCGGTTGCCCAAGGTGCGGATATATCGCATTGGTTGAAACAGAGTGCGAGTTTAGGAAAGGGGAGTTTAGCCGAGATGAATTCTACAAAAAAAAACAAAGAGAGTAAGATTGAACTTGGAGTGTCAAAGAAACATCTACGCCAGGACAGGGACCTTGCATGCCTGCATTGCGGGCTTGTATTCCAGGTGAAAGAATTAACAATTGATGAATCCGGGTTTGACGCATGCCCCAGGTGTAATGCAGCCGGGCTGGGTGTGGATATTTATGATGCCTCCGATCAAATAGTGAAGAGTGCGGTTGAGTATTCTCGTCGTTCAAAACATGTGACAAAGGAGACGGCGTGATGTTTGGCAGGTTGACTGCTATGAGTGCTGGCGTTGGGATGCTTGTTTATGGCATGGCCTGTATCGTATCGGATGAACAGTCAATTGTTTCATTGTCATGGGTTTTGGCTGGTTTTTTTGTTTTGTCTGTTTCTTTTGTGGCTGTGATGTTTGCAGACAGCAGAGAAGAACAAAACAGCGATCATGTTTGTGATCCGATTGGCTACATAGAAACAATCGATATTGTATGCAGAAAACAAACCAAGATGAAAACAAGTTTACAATAGGAGGTCGCGATATGGGAGGAAGTGCTGAAGTTATCGGTCGCAAGTATTGCAGCTTAACATTGATTGAATGTATGCCAGAAATGCAATTGAAAAAGTTTTTGGCAAGCATCCAACATTCAATTACAAAATGGGAAGAAGTCAAGATTGCAGTTTCAGCATTAATCGAGGACAATGATGATACGTGGGCAATTGAACAGCTTTCCATGGTGATCAACAGTTGCGGAATGTGTCATTTTTTCAGGATAGGAGGAGGCGAATACGAGTGCAGTGATTGCCCATTACATGTGGAACAAAAAGCATGCTTTCACCGCGGAGGTTATCGCGAAATCTTCAGTGCCATTGAATACATCACAGATGCGTCAGCATCTGCCGATTATTCTGATTATGCAAAATGTTTGACAACAACAGTTGTGCGCATTGGAGATGAAATCATTTCATACTCGGATGATCTGGTTGAGTACTTGCGAGGGTTGACTGAACACATCGTTTTGATTGTCAAAAAGAAAGGATCACTGTAATGAAAATGAAGATTAGCGAAATCCCGGATCTGGATTGCACAGATATAGACGCGGAGGAAGCCAGGGGGATTGCATTTGCCAACAGCGAGGAAGGGAAGATTTTTGACAGGATCATGAATAGAGTTTTATTCACAGCAAGGATGGGCAAATACAAAATGGGTATTTATGTTAACACTAAATCGCACAAGGGCAACGATGTTTTAGAGAAAGTCTGCGAATCATTTCGAGCCAGAGGATATATGATTGAACAAGATCTTGACGATAAAACCTACAGTGGACATGTCCGCATTGATGTGGATTTCCACGATCTGTAAGGTTGGCAAATGACACCAGAACAAAATGAAAAACTTTTGGAGTTGCTGCCAGAAAAACCATTGGGCGGATCAAGGGCGGCCGCTTTTTTTATCCCAGAAGAAGATCCGTTGATTGTAAACCCGCCGCCAGGGTGGAAACGACAAGAGGTCCGAGAAGACGGGGTGTCGTGGATCAACAAGAAAAAGCGACTCTTCGTAATCGCCAGCATTGCCACTGAGAGCGACAAAAAGCAATGGCTCCATGTCTCATGCTCACACGCCACAAGGTTGCCGACATACGGAGAGATGGCGATGGTGAAAAGAGTTTTTGTAGGAAGTGATCGATATGCAATCAGCATAATGCCTCCAACAAAATGCCACGTGAACATTCATCCGAATTGCCTCCATTGGTGGTCATGCTTAAACGGCCATCCCCTACCTGAATTTTCCTTCGATGGGTCAATCTAGCGCTCGCCTGGTCCAAGACAAAAAAACACAAAACGATAGGTTGATGGCATTGCACCGAGCCCACTAATCGGCTAATCTGTTGGTCCAGGAGTTAGCCAATGAACAACGCAGTGCGAAAGCATATGGCCCGAGTGCCGATGACAGATGTCGAGGCAGCAGTTGTGCGGCAAAAGGCTGAGGAAATGGGCATCCCGATTGCGAGGTTGATTCGCAGATGTGTTTTCGGGGTGGACTATGAAATTCAGCGGCAAGTCAATCCGCACGAAACGACCGAGCCGACGATAGAGCTTCCTGAATGTAAGTTGAAAGTCGCAGGGAAACGCTAGCCGGTTTTGGTCTGAACCATGGGGTCGATAAAAGGGAGGAAGTGAATGAAGAAAATATTTTTAGTCGCAGCAGATATTGAGGCCGCAAGAGGCGAGCAGTTTTGGTATGCCGAGGCAGAGACAAAAGCGGAGGCAATCGACATTGTCAACAATGGCGGTGGGACTTTTTATGAAGAGGAAGTCGAAGTGACTTCGCTTGGAGGGTATTTTCATGCCGGAGAGCTCGACAGGGAAGATGTCGAAAAAATAGAAGCCGTTACGCAACACAAACAGTTTTCATTCAGAGGCGGGCTTCCGTTTGAAAACGGGAGCTATTTGGCGATGTGGCCAGGCCGGGAAGACCCGGTGTTGACGGATTGTTTGTTTTATGACGGGGTGCAATACATCGGCGACTCGAATGGGCCGCTTGTTTCTGTGCACGAAATTTATCGTGAAAAGTTGCCGAAATTTCTTGTTTCACAAAGCGGAAAATTTGTTTCTTTCACTCCGAAATTTGAAAGGCATTTGATCCCGGATTGGGCGTGCCGGGTTAGTTCAGAAGTCGTCCACAATGAATACGGCGAGCCAGAGCACGGGAAAAGCCTCGGGTTTTTTTGCCGATGGTGCGGTGCCTTGACATGCGCCGACAACGTAAAGGGTAGGCGTTCCAGTTGCCCGGCGTGCGGTGGCAATGATCAACCCAAGGTTAAATATTCAGACGCCGACAAAGGCGCCGAAGGCGGCCAGGTGGATTTCGATTGTAAGGATTGCGGGTTTCGGCTTGAAGTGGGCAATTTGCCCGGATCGACAATAACGATTCGGTGCCCGCAATGCAAAAGCAAGGTCCAAGGTTTCCAGCACAAAGGTGGAAACTGACATGCCGTGCATACCGCTTGGGATGGGCGAAGAAGCATCCTCCAGGTTGAAAATGGCATCTGTTGAGCAAATCGAAGATGCGATCGATAACCGATATGGCATTCGTCTCGATGTGATGACGTTGCCGGCGATGTTGGAATCTGTTGTCTCGCTTCGGTATGGCCTTGGAGACGATTCGCACAAATTGACATACAAGGAGATAGGGCAATCAATCGGAGTGAGTGTCGAGAGAGCTCGGCAGTTGGAGTTTGATGCAATAAGGAAGCTGAGGCACAGCATCAATGAAAGGCGCATGAGGGAAAGGCACACGAAGTTTCTGCAAGCAGAGCAAGGCGGCTGGGATTCAAGGTTGCATGGTGTGAGACTGGGCCCCGTCGGCAAACTTTATATGGACTGGAAACGCGGCTGGTTGAGCGCGGATCGTGCCATTCACAGGCTGTCAACGATGGACGGAGGGAATAAGCCATGACCGCGGACAAGCAGCAAGAGCGAGCCAGGTGCATCGATTGCAAATGGCTTGAAGTAAGCACCGGTTACCCTCGATATATTTGCCACGTGCCGATACAGCGCAACCAGGCATACGATCCGATCCGTGGCTGGTATTTCATGACAGGCGATGCGCGAGATCGCAACGTGGACGGCCGGTGCAAGCACCAGCAGAAAACAAAAAAAGCATGGTTCAAGTCGCTGTTCAGAACGAATAGCAAGTGACTGCCATTACGAACGAAAGAAGGATAAGGCCATGAAATATTTAATTTACGTACTTTTCAGTACAGCTATCATTGGCGGGTGCCTGCCAGCAGAAGACGATACCAATACGGACACGGACGCCGATGCCGGCACCGATACTGATACGGACACTGACACAGATACCGATGCTGACACGGACACGGACACGGACGCCGATGCTGACACGGACGCCGATGCCGATACCGACACAGATACCGACACCGAATCAGAGGAAGATTCAAGCTGCATTAATGAAGCATGCTTAAACTATGACAACAAAACACACACTGGCTGCTCATGCCGCGAGGAGGGATTTTGCATTCCTGACATAGCTGGGATTGATGTGTTTTGGCACCCTCTGACGTGCACGCTGGACTGCACTAATGATCCGAACATCTGTCTAGAAGGTTATCACTGTGTCGAGATACCTGCATTTGTTGGCGAAATTTACCCTGACACATTTCCAGGTTCGCTTTGTGCAAAAGACGAAGAAGGATCAGACACAGACCCAGACACTGATGAAGCGTTCGGGATAGAATGGGTTCCGATCCCTGGCGGTGTTTTCCAGATGGGTACCGATGCCGGCCGTGAGAATGAATTACCAGTGCACACAGTGACAGTCCCTCTCTTCGAGATGCTGAAGTCAGAAGTAACGGTGGCACAATACAACGAATGTATCGAAGAGGGGGCATGCACGGAGCCAGGGGGAGGCGTGAATGCAACATGGCCACTACGTACAAATCATCCCGTGAATTATGTAAGCTGGTTTCAGGCAACTGATTTTTGTGAATGGGCCGGAGGCCACTTGCCATCAGAGGCGCAGTGGGAATATGCGGCAACAAATTGTGGAGATCCTATTTTGTATCCATGGGGGGATTCCGTGGCCACTTGCGCAACGACAGTCATTTTTGAAAATGGCGATGGATGCGGAACTGGGTCGACGATGCCAGTGTGCAGCAAGCACGATGGGAATACCGATCAAGGGCTCTGTGACATGCATGGCAATGTCTGGGAGTGGATTCAAGACTGGTATCACCAATCGTACACCGGAGCGCCGGATGACGGGACACCCTGGGAATCGCCCGAGGGTATTGTCAGAATCACTCGCGGCGGCGCCTTCAGCTACGATGGGACATACACTGTGAAATATCGCAACGATCATGCTGACCCTTCGATTCAGTTTCAGGGTGATGGGTTTAGGTGTGCAAGGTGAATCACGTATTCAAAGTCGGGCAAACCGTTTGGGTGGAGGGCATTTACACGTATGGCTACAAAGTGAGGCAAGGCGAAGTTGTAGAAATTGGATATTCGCCAAACTCTTGCAAGAACTTCATTGTCGCAAAATTTGGCCCTCCAGGCTTTCAGGAGGGTACAATCTCACTGGCTATGAGTGACGTTTTTTCCTCAAAACTTGAAGCCATTGAGCGAACATTCGAAAAGCTCGAGGCAAAGCGAGCTTCCCTTGTTGTGCAGCAATCCAAGGTCTGCGATCTGATCAGGGTCTTGCGTGAAGAGGCATCGGACGAAGAGAAAGCAATCAAATATCCAGAGCCGGAAGTCATCGACACCGTCAATGTCAAAAAAATGCCCAATAGTCCTGGTGGCAAAATTGAAGAAATCGACGGTGGCGCAACGGTGAGGACAAGGCATATCCAAACAGGGAGCGATGGGAAAACAATGACAGTTAAGGAGTTAATCGAAGAATTGAAAGAATGCGCCCAGGATGCGTTTGTGTATCACGAAGGGTTTTTTCTAAGGGACCGCACTGAAGCCGGCATTGTTTTGGTCGAGGAACGAAAAGATGTTCAAGGGAATCACGTTGTTTTCTTGGTTCCCTGGATCATTGTAAATGACTGAAGCAAAGGTTCAGCGGTACACAATGCGGTACACACACTGTAAAGAGGAACTATCCGAGTACAGTAGCGAGCTCATCAAGGATGACTGCGGAGAATGGATTAAGCGCGAAGATCACGAGGAAATTGTCAATGGCCTGAAGGCTTACATTAGGATGTTAGAGCACAAAAGAAATGAAGACTGGGGGCGTTGAAAGATGGTGTCGCTATGAACAAAGATCAACAGTGGGAAATGTCGCCAGAGAGGTTGAGCGTAATGAAAGCAAGGGCTCAGTCGAGGCACGATTTCAGTGTTGACATAATGGAGAAGCTTGGGAATTTGTTTATCGGTGTTGGGCAATATCAATCGACAGGCGGTTTGGGTATACAAGGCGAAATCAGTGAGTATCTCGCGAGGGAAATGTTCGGTGATTACAAACAGGGGACAGCCAAGCAGAAGGGTTTGCGTTGGATCACGGGCTCTATTGCCAGCGAGGTTGCACAGGAGTCGATGGTTGACGACTCGATCCACTTGTTCGCTGCTAGTATTCACGGGATAGGTCGCGAGCTCGAGGGCAAGGTTGTCGATGGCCCAATAAATGCCTTCATCGAGTATGACATTTGTTCAAGCACATGGGTTGTAAAATATTCTGTGGTTATCGACACGGCCAAACGGGAGGGTACTGATGGATAATGAGGCGAAAAGCAAAGAAGGTTTTGGAATAGGGCAAATCGTGTGGGTTGCCGGGAACAGTTTGTCGCACTGGGAAGTATGGCAGGGCAAAGTCATACAAGGACCGATTTTGAGGGGGGAACGTGTCTTCTGTGAAATTAGCGGGATCGACCGTGTTTCTCACATCAAGCCGCATCTCCAATTGGTTGAGAATTTTTTCGAGACGAAACAGCATGCAATATCACGCACGTTGCTTCGTTTGAATACCGTCGAAATGGCTGAGCGCAGAACGTTCGAGGACAGGCTGGACCATTATGACGATATGCGTTGCGCGCTTCACATCGAGTTTGCACGTTCGTCTGTTTCGACAGAGGACGGTGAATGATGGGAAAAAAGAAAATCGACTATCTTGGGTATGATCCTGCAACCATTGATGCGTGGCGGGATGTTTTGCTAAAAGCGATCAAATGCGGAAATGAACATGAAGATATTGAGCCTCTTTTCGACTTTCTGATGACAATAAGGAAGAGGCACCGGCGCGTAGTCGCAGCCATGATGACATTGGTACGATGGATTCACATTGATGACAAAGAAATGCATTATTGCCAATGCCCGTTGTGTGCAGTTTCTAGCCTGAGGTCGTATGGTGAAATCGATACAAGTTGTGACGTGTGCCCATTCAAGGAAAAATTTGGTCAAGGTGCAAGCTGCATTGATTCTGTAGAGGATGGCAAAGCGGACTTGAAAACAAGAAGCGAGGTTAACAGATGAGTTTAAAAATAACATATAATTTGTTCGAAGGTGAACCGGTAGGAAATGAAGATTGCTACTATCACAACAATGAGCGATGTACATTTATCGGCAAAGGTTCATATTTAACACCATGTCTCCCATCGCATCACAGTGCCTGCTTGCCGGGTATTCGCATCCAAAGAGATAACTTTAAGAAAACGCTAGAAGACCATGACAGAAAACTAATTGAATTCGTTTGGTTAGTAAAAGAATGTCCGGCAAATAGCGCGCATTTGATGCCCTTGGCGGCAGACGCATTATTAAGACAACTACACACGGATTCCGTGGTTAGTGAGGAGGAAAATAATGAAGTTAAACCAAGCACAAAGCCTTTCTAATCTAATGTTTGAAATTAGGGGAGAACTGAAAAAAATTGTTTTAAACAATAGTACGTGGAAAACGCCTTGTGACACAAAAAAAATCGCCAGGTGCTGTCCAGAGGAAGAGCAGGAGTTGGGACGAGAACAGGTTTTGGATGATATAAGGGCTCTAATTGAGACACTAGAAGAGGGAAAATGGGGCAAATGATGTTACACGAAGTCAAATTAATATTTGGTTATGATGGTTATTGCGGTGATGTGTCCGTAACTCCGAAATCGATGATGGAATTTCTAACAAAGCCTTTTGAAAAGTGGCTCTATAAAAAAACATGGGAAGACGCTACAAAAATAGATAACTGGACGGAATCTGACTTTCACATACATGTTTTCGAATCAACCAGCCATTACAACGATGAGGACTTTTTTTTCGATCCTAGATCGGCAGAATGGCTAGGGTTTAGGGCGTCTTTGGAGCAAACAGATGCAGAGGTAGAGTTTATATTCACCTTGGGACACATCGGTGGCGAAATACGGCCTGATATTGACAAACTGTCAACAAATCTATGCGGTGAGTTGAAAAGCGCAAAATCAATACTAGATAGAGCACTCGAAGGCATAGTGAGACGTGATCTCAAGCCTGTTAACCGGAGTTGAAAAATAAAGGCCGAAAAAGTGGTTAACACAACAGGAAACAAAATCAACAGTTTACAGGAATCTGTGAGAGTAGTTGAAACTAGGATTTTGGGATGGCAAAGCTGCCGAGCATGCAAACGAGATCTATATCGCTGAATACGAAAAAGCATTCGGGAAAGAATATAGCCAACGAGGAGGGTGCAATGTGTAAAAAAATGAGCAGGCGTGAACGTGATTTGCGATGGTTGAAAAGATTAAAGGCCGCTCCGTCAATAATCGGTGAGCACCGCAGGAAGAAGATCGAAGGTGTTGAGTGTAAGAATTCACTTGGTAAGTTGGCATTTTGGGGTTCCGATATTGATGAACCGCCGCTTTTTTCGCGGATGTTTGATTTGCTCAAGTAGTTACAAAAAAGCATTTGGAGAAAACCAAAGGCGTGTCGAAGCGAAGGAGTAGAGGGAGAGATGGCAACGAATGAAGAAAAGAAAGCCGCGGGGAAGCGGAAAAAAAAGGAAGAGCCACGGACTCACACGACTGTTCAATGCCTAGACGGTCGTGACCCGAAAAAACCGGGCCCCAAACCAAAGCGCAAATCGACGCCTCTTATATCGCGCGATACGTACAATCTGATGTATAAGGCGTACCTGGACAGGCAGAGCGTCAGGCACGTTGCAAAAACAGCAGGCGTTTCGCAGCAAACAGCAAACAAGTATGTCAACCATGGGGACCCAAAGCGGGGCATGATGTCGCTCCGTGACCGCATGGCAAAGATCCAAGACATGACGCGCCAGCAGCAGGACTATGACGTCGCGCGTGCGTGGGGAGAGTTCCAGAAGGCCGCCCGTGGCATCTTCATGAAGAACGTCCAGCGCATCAACGATATGAAGCCTGAGGAGCTCGATGCCAACAAGATTCCCGACAACCTCAACAAGCTACTGACTGTTGTCGAGCGAACCTTTGGCGGTGCAGAGCATACCCATGAAATCAAAGGGAAATATTCAGACTGGACCGTTGATGAATTACGAGGGTATCTCGAGAACGGTATTGAGCCGAATAAGTAGGCGAGCGAACAATATGCGAATAACGCGGTATTGCCCTGGCGGGCAATCCTAACAAAAGACACAGGACCGGCAATCCTGCGAACAAAGTGAGGCACCAATGGCAAAGAGCGAGAAGAAAAAGACAGTGAGCAAGAAAATAAACCCCAATGGTGCGTTGAAGGTTCCAGGGACGAATGTCTCGATGCTCAGCGGGCTTGAGCCGCTCCTCATACCGATTAGTGATGTTTCCCCTGACCCCGCTAACCCAAGGAGGGTGAAGGACTTAGGGGCCCTAGTGGGAAGCCTCAAGAGGTTCGGCCTGCGGAAGCCTATCGTTGCGAATGGGAGAAACAATATAATCGAAGCTGGGCACCAGACGCACCATGCGATGACCGAGCTTGGCGCGACTCATATCCCTGTTCTGTGGGCTGATGACGACGGGTTGACCGCGACGGCATTCAATATCGCGGACAACAGGACTGGTGAGATTGTTGCGGAATGGGATGACGAGATTCTTGCAAAACTATTGAGTGAGCTAAATGATGAGGACTGTATCGATGATATAGGGTTTTCACAACAGCAGGTCGAAGGGCTGATTTCATCGTTTGTGGATCATGAAATCAAGGATGATGATGATTTGCCGGCAACCCCGTTTGATGATGATGATGAAGGTGGCGGCGTGGCGAACAGGGTGATTATTGTGTATGACAATGATTCACAAAAGGCGTCGCTGGAAAAGAAGCTTGGCGCCAAAATTGAGAAGGTTCTATATCATTTTGATGAGTTAATAAAAGGCGGCGACGATGCCATTTGAACTCGAGAAAAGGGAGTATCAGAGCCCGAGGTGGTCATACGAAATCGTGGATTGTTCGATGCCAATGTCCATCGATACATATTCCAATTGCGGTTATCAGTGTGCTTATTGTTTTTCGCAATACCAGCGTTCGACTAAACAGACCAGGGGGAGCAAGTACAAGGAGCGAAAGCTTGTTCAGGCTATTTCCCCTGAGCGGATAAAGCGTATGTTCACCGGTGAAATTCAAATGTCGAAAAAAAGTAAGTTGGGTCCAGAGTCAGGTGGATATTGGCAGTTCAATAAGTATATTGAGCAGCGCAAGATGATGCAGTGGGGCGGGCTCAGTGATCCGTTTTGTTCAATTGAACGCGAGCTCGGTGTCGGGTTAGAGGTGATGCGTTTTTTGCGATCAATCGATTATCCAATTTCTTTTAGCACGAAGGGGACATGGTTCCTTGATGATGAACGCTACATGGAATTGTTCCGGAATAACCTCAATTGGCATGTTAAGTTTTCGATCATAACAGGGGACAAAAAAAAGGCTGCATTTATAGAGAAGGGCGTCCGTTCCCCGGCTGAGCGCTTACGGGCAATTGAGCGCTTCGCAAAGGTTATGCCAAGGAAAGGTGCTGTCACATTGCGCTTGCGCCCTTTTATAATCGGCGTTTCCAACCCATCGCATAAGGAATTAATCAAAAGTGCTGCTGATGCTGGCGCCGGGTCTGTGAGCACCGAGTTTTTTTGTATGGAAGGCAGGCTTTCTGATAAATCCGTTTATGATGTAATCAGTAATCAATGTGGGTTTGATATCTACAATTTTTATCGCCGGCACACCAAAGGTGCCGGGTATCTTCGTTTGAACCGTGAGATCAAGCGCCAATACATAGACGAGATGGAGGACGCGGCAAGAAGTGCTGGCATTGGGTTTTATGTTTCAGACGCACACTTCAAGGAAAGAAGTGATTCCGGGTGTTGCTGCGGAATGGATAACACATGGCCTTGGTCGCGGGGGCAGCTTTGCCAGGCGTTACAGGTGGCTAAAAATACAGGTGTGGTCACTTGGGATGACATAAGCGACGGGTTAGAGTTCGCGGAGATTTTCGGGCACAGGCATGCCCAGGGGTATAACACCAAGTGCGAAGAAAACAAGGCCAAGTACATGAGAAAGTCGATGAAAGAATTTTTGCGGTGCAATTGGAACAGCACAACCGGAGCGAACGGGCCATATCGGTTTTTTGGCGGTGTGCTTACGCCTGCCGAGAGGGATGAAAAAGGGAATCTTGTTTACAAATTTAACAAGGAGAAAATTTGATGCGCGTCGGTCTTGTTTCAATGCGTTGGTGTGATTTTGGAGGTTGGCCAACATACACGAGACACCTTTATACCGGGTTGCAGCAAGCAGGACACGAGCCGACTGTGTTGACTGATGGCAAGGTGATGTCCGGTTGGAAGGGCGTTATGAACTTTGCGCCGATTGATAACCTGGAGGAATATGACAAGTTGATAGTCGTTGTTTTTGCGCCAGACGCGGAAGTTTCCGCGAAAATTCGTGGCAAAATCGATGCGATGGTGTTGCATGACCCAACCGAGTGGAGGAGGAAAGCGGCGAAGCGGCTCATTTGCAAACTTGAGCCGCCGCAGTTGATTTTTATAAGGGACAAACCGTTGCGCACATTTTTGAATGCTGGATTTTATCGGTTGGCGCGAACTGATTTTATCCCACACCCTTATGCCAGGATGTGTGACAAGCATGCACCAACCGACCGTGTCATTTGCACTGCCCGCGTAGATCATGACAAACGTACGCATCTTATCGTAAAGGCCGACCGAGGTGTTGAACTTTGGACCGGGTATATAAACTGGGTCTATGATCAGGAGCGGTTCGATTCCTCCCTAAAGAAGCAGGCTTTTTACAAAGGTGCGTTTGGGTTTAAACGCGAAGATATTGCGAATGTTTACGATGGCGCTTGTGCGCTTGTGGATATGAGCATAATCGCAGGCGATGGCGGCGGTACACAGTATACGTTTTTAGAGGCGATTGATTTTGGCGCGGACTGCATTTTGGCAAGTGATTGGTATGCCGGGCCGCGCAGCGAAATGAAGCCTGGCGTGCATTATCATCAAGTTGGGAATGTGAAGGAGTTGCAGGGTGCGATCGACAAGGTTCGCCACGGCGGCCCGGTGTTGCAATGTGCTGCCAAGGATATCCTGGTGAGCCATGATGCCGAACAGATCGCAAGGCAATACATAGAGCTGCTATGAATTTGGCACAGCAATGACTGCATTAACATTACATGTGTCCCACAAGGACCCAGTCGGGCACTTGTATAGTTACGATACGTCCAAGGTTGCCGTGCCAGGGAACGAAGAGGCGACGCGCCTTGAGTTGCGGGCCCAGGTCAGTGCCGTGAAAGGGCTCCGGATCGCAGAGGCCCGTACGAAGTTCGGTCCGTTCATGGAGTATTGCTTCTTTGACGAGACGACTCGGGAGCCTTATCGGCAACAATGGTTCCATGATGAATGGGCAGATGCTTGGTCTGAATTCGATCGTGTGATCATTGTTGCACCCAGGGACCATGGGAAGACGTCGCAAATTGTTGGGCGTGTGATCTGGGAGCTTGGGCGAAACCCAAATTTGAGAATCAAAATCGCGTGTGCCGCGGATGGCCGGGCGAAAGAGCGGTTGTTCGAGATCATTCAGCATATCCAATATAACAAGCGCATCCAGGAGGTATTTCCTGAGCTGAAGCAAGACAATGATGCTGAGTGGTCAAAACACAAAATCGTTGTAAAGCGAACCGCTATGCACAGGGATGCATCGGTCGAAGCGCTAGGCATCACTGCGACGGCAACCGGCGGCCGTTGCGATTTGTTGATTGCGGACGATGTTGTTGATCGCCGTAATGCGCTGTCTTTCCCGAAGCTCCGCGAACAAATCAAGCAAGCATGGAAGTCCGACTGGACAAACCTTCTCGAGCCAGAGTCTCGTGTTTGGTATATTTGTACGCTTTGGCATAAAGATGATCTCAGCCACGAGTTGATGGAAAACGAAGCGTTTGAAACTTTGTTTTATGCAGTGGACCAAGGGTTCGGTGCACTGTGGCCAGACAAGTGGCCAAGTGACGCATTACGCAAACGCCATGCGGAAATCGGGTCGATTGAATTTAACCGCGGGTTCCGCAACAAAGCTGTCGATGATACGACCGCTGTCGTCCAGGAAAGTTGGATTCAGTACAAAGACCTCGCGGCTGACCCAGGGTTTATTGAGCGACTTCCGTACATGCAAATCATCACGAGCTATGATACGGCGCGGGCAACTCATGCCAGCTCGGATTACAGTGCCAATTGCACAATCGCGGTCGACTTGGACAAACAAACCGTTTACGTGCTGAATGCCTGGCATGCACACCTGACAGTGAAGAAACAATCAGAGCAAGTACGGAAAGAATATCTGCTTTATAAGCCCTATCGCATTTTGATTGAGAAGATCGGGCAAGCGGTTCTCGATGAATGGGTGCTGAACGACTACCCAGACATGAAGTCAGTTATCGAAGTCACGACGCCAAAGGTGAGCAAGCACCAACGATTGCTGGCGGTGACTCCGTTGATGGAAGCAGGCCGCGTGATCTTCAATTCAACGATGGACCCGAATGGCGATACATGGGAGCCGTCCCAGGGTTCGCTGGTTCACGAGTTACTGGATTTTCCTTTTGGAAAACACGACGATATGGTTGATGCATTTTCTCAGGCACTTCATGGCGCAAGGCGATACTTCCTTGACGCATGGGCGTCTGGCGCCGACAATGATATAGACGTTCGAATCGGGGGCGATGTCGAAAACGATGGGTATGCATACTGAACGAGCTTTGTCGGATGCTATTACTGGGGCGCTCGCCGTGCAATACCGGGAGGAGAACTTACTGATGACCGTCATAATTCACGGACAAGATGCGCGGGAGTTGCGGGGTAAAGCGGTTGTAACGCTGGACCGTGTTACCGTATTGGTCGATGACGATTATTGGGAGCGAGTCGTTGGAAGAATGGTTTGTCTCGAGGGCGGGACCGAGCTCGACATTGATGATTCGCGATTGGACCAGGCCCTCGAAGGATATGATATTTCTGTAGACGGGCCGATCGGCGAGGACACGTTCATCCCAGTTGTTGTGCGCGACATCTACATGCCTCCATTCCACGCTGTTGTTCCATGGGGGTCACTGATGCACTGTGTGAACATCATTGAGCCCGGCAATGGTGTACGCGCCACAGGTGAGCGTGTGCCGTGCTTGAGCCGGTGTGGGTCCTGCATTGCTTGTTACTATGACCGGTGGTCCGCAGTGGCAGCACGCGACGGCATAGGCACCGACACGGAAGGGGTTACGAAATGAACGAATTGACACAGTCCGAGCAAGGGCAAGCACCGCGTTTGCGATTAGCCAAGCACATCGATTTGAAAAAGGCAGACCCCAATTGTGAACGGTGCAAGGGCACGGGGGTTGTGCGAGTTGAGAAAGTCGAAGAGCAGGGCGGGTTGCTAGATGTGCCTGTCGTTTGCCGGTGTGTGAGCCGGGCCGGCGGTGTCGTTCGCGACATGTTTGATAAAATGGTCGATGAAATGCACGAGCAAGTACAGAACGGAACCTTTGCAGAAAACCTTGCAGTGGATATTATGCGATTACCAAAGTCCGACCGCATCAATGCTGTTGAACAGTTGCGGAAGCAATTGAAGAAAGCAAAGCAGCTCCATGATGTGGCAGTGGTGAAACAACTAAAATCAGCGCTGGCACGGGTGGCACTGATGCGAGCAGAGGAGAGATAAAATGTCGACATTCCCAGAAAAACATGTATTCGATCCCACTGAGTCCCCGGCCGGTTCGTGGGCAGTTCAAGAAACCCCGGCAATCGACATGTCGCAATGGTCCGAGAAAGGTTTCTCGTATTTGCAAGGGACCGGCAAGGCGTTCACAGGAACACTTCAGGGCAGTGTGCTCGGAGATGTATGGACGGATGTCGATGCATTCGCGGCGAGCAACGATGATGAATGGCCTGACTATTTCAATTACGCCCGTGTGAAGATCACTGGCGCCGGTGTCATCGGAACCGGAACGCGGATCGCTGTTGCTGGCAAGGTGCTCTGATGGGCAGGAAACGAGGACGCGGCGGTGCGAGTCGCACATCGGGTGCTGAGACGGCAAAGCACGATCAGGCATTGTCCCAAGCGGGGCTCGGGTTCACTGCAAAGCAATTGCTTGCGAAGGCCCGCGTTGCGACCGACGTTTCCGTTGATGAGCCCACTGCCATTCAAGATATTCAGGCGACACAAAATCAATGGGGCGAGCAGGGGGCAATCCTAGCGCCCTATGATCCCGAGACATTGCTTCGGTTGAATGAGCTTACACCACACCTTCAGCCGAACATTGATGCATACGCCCAGAACATTGACGGATACGGCTATCACTCTGCACCGAAGACACGGTGGATGGAAGACCTCAGCACCGAGGAGGCCGAGTCCGCAGTTCGCTATGCCTTGGAATACGAGCGCTGGCTCGATGAAGAAGAGGCGGCGTTTGGGGAGCAATCGGAAAAGGCTGATGATGAGCCGCCCAATGATGCCCCGGAAGAAGAAGAGGAAATCACGGAAGACGACATCCAGGCAAAAATCGAGATGGTTCAAAAGCAGCTTCGCCGAGAGCAGTTCCGATTCGATTCATGGTTTGAGAATTGTTGTTCGACGATGAGCTTCACACGGTTGCGTCGAATCGTACGGATGGACAAGGAGGCAAGTGGCTGGGGTTGCATGGAGATGATCCGTGATGAACACGGCCGCCTTATGCGCCTCGGGTATATCCCAGGCTTCACAGTGCGTCCTCTCATTGAGGAAACCGAGCTCGTGCAAGTGGTTGAGCAGAACCCTGCAACGCCGCTTAGTGACGGCCGTGAGGTCCGTGTGTGGCGTCGCTTCCGTAGGTATGTCCAGATTGTAGGCTCACGAAAAGTTTACTACCGGAGCCCCGGCGACCCGCGTATCGTGTCGATGAAGACTGGGAAGATTTACGAGACGATCCAAAAGATGCAGCACCCCGATGCCGAGGGGAAGAATGCACAGCAAGCGAATGAGCTATTGTGGTTTGCTCACCATTATCCGCTTTCCCCTTGTTCACCGCCGAGATGGATCTCGAACTTGCTTCGAGTACTCGGTACCCGTGAGGCGGACGAAACAAATTACTACCACCTGAAAAACAAAACGATGTCAGGCGGGATTTTGTTTGTGTACGGCGGGACTGTGAAGCAGGGCGTGAAGGACCGGCTCGAGTCGCGCATTTCCCAGGAGCTTCAAGGGAGCGAGAACACATCGCGAATCATGGTTGTCGAGGCGATGCCTGTGAAGGCGGGACCCAATGACAGGACCACGATTCCCCAAATGCAATTCCAGTCGATGCGAGACACGAACCAAACAGACGCGATGTTCCTGGACTACGATACGCGCGCGGCGGATTCCATCGGTGCGGCATTCCGCCAATCACCATTGATGCGCGGCTATACCCCGGACAACTTGAACCGGGCCACGGCCGAGACGGTGGTCGAGCTCACCGAGCAGCAAGTTTATTCAACCGAGCGCGAGGATTTCGACTGGCAAATCAACAAACACGTGATTCCTGAGATTGGGATCAACCTGTTGGATTTCAAATCGAACACGCCTCCGACAACGAGTGCCGAGGAGATCGGTGAATTCGTAAAAGCAGTTGCCCCGCATGGCGGTGTGACACCGGCACAAATCCAACGACTGTCGGCCGATGTTCTCAATCTTCCGTATGAGCAAATCAAAGAAGACTGGGCACAGCAGCCAATGGCGTTGACGTTGGCCGGCTTCATGCCTGATAGCGGCGGGGTCCCTTTGGATGCCGAGGAACAAACAAGGCTTCGGAATATCGAGGACAAGATTGCGCGGATCACAACGGACGAACTTCGCGACAACGGGATCGATGTGGAAGCGAAGGCCACGCTGTTTGATTTGCATACAGAGGAAAGGGACAAATGAGCCTGTTCGGTGCATTTGTAATCATAGGCGGCTTGCTAATATTGATTGCTGACTTTCAGTCGTACAAATAGGGTGTCACAGTGAACCTTTTCGAAAAGCAGTCTTGTAAATTCTCGGTCAAAGACATCGTTGAGCTGAAGAGCGGTTTTGATATGCATGACATTTACAGCAAGTGCCGTGTGTGGTTGATCGATGCCGGGCTCGTGAAGGTTGCACCATGGCAAGCAACGGAAGAAGAGAACCTTGCAGAGCAGTCGGTTTGGCTGACTATTGAATGCGTTGAAAGAAAATATCGCAAGATTGGGATTGCACGATGAGCGACCTGCCAGACATACCATACGCCTTTCCACGCCAACGGATCGTCAATGCCATTGGCAACGAATTCTTGTTGACTGCAACTGCGCAGCTTTGGCACTCCTATTCGGCAACGAGCGAGATCACCGGATTGCAGGATGACTGTATTGCTGTGGAGTACTCGACAGGTGCTGTTCCAGTCCCCGGTGAAGCAGACAGAACGATGACGGTGCGATTCGCTTGGAACCTTGCAACACCGCGAGATATTTTGGAGCGGCAAATCAACTATTCCATTCGTCAGCTTGGGCAATTCTTTTTTGGGCAGACTGACGGTCGAGGCAGTACGCATCCGATCGTGTGGCCAAACACAGAGGCGCTTTCGTATTCAACTGACGGCATCGCGCGCGGGCCGCTTCGGCACATTCGGTTTGTTTATGTGACCGTTGATAATTTCTCCGAGTGGGTGCCGCCGATGAACTACACGCCATAGGGGGGGGTGATGCGCTATCATGTCCGCAGAGATGTTCAGTCACTCCAGGAAACCGGAGGGAAGGTTGCCCCCGGGGAAATCATTGTTCACCGGACTGGGACGTTGCTTTTGAATTGCCCGAAGTGCGGGAAAGTTCAATTCGTTGCTGCCAAGCTCGAAGGAAGCGACCAGGCCCCTGACATCATGAAGCCGATCCAATGCGGTGCCGGGTATTGCAACCGTTGCGGAGTGTGGTTCAAGATTGTGACCGGCCGCCCGATCATCGTAGAAGAAGTTCCAGTCGTAAAACAAGCCGAGATTCCAGATGTGCTCAAGCGTGCAGGGGTCAAGCGGCCTCCCGGACAACCGGTGTGATCCATGCTGTTCGCACAAATGTCAATTGCGTTCGTTTTGTTCGCATTGATATTCCTTGCTTCGCTGTTGATGGTCGACGCTGTTATCGTTGTTGTGTTTTGGGTAATCGAGCAATTGGAGCGATGGTTTTATGACGACTGATTGGACAGCCGAGCCGATCCGTGGGTATTGCACGGCATGGCCCACGCGGGATTTCGGTACTGACAAAATTGCCGCCGTGCTTTCCACTGGTGTGCGCTCCGATCGTATTGGCAAGACAGCGCACAAATCATATGTCGCTTTGACCGAATCGTCTCCAGCTATTGCATTGCAGTCACGGACAGTGGACAGCGCCAGGTTCGAGGCAATTGAAAAGCTTCCCATTGGGCCTATTGTTCTCTGTGAACGGATGGCGGCCTATCCCACGAACCTCCTAAGAAAGCTGGAAGTACTTCGCAAAGACAACCGCGGCTCGCTTCTCGTTGCATACAACGGACACGTCGTGGACAAAGCAACGAACCCAGTGAACCCGTTCGACTTTCGGTCTGCCATCGACAAGATTGCAAGCGGCCTTCGGACGGCGGATCGGGAATTCGCCAAGCCTTTGCTCGAGCAATACTTTGAGCGGCTGAGCGTTGACTGGACAAAGCTAGGCAAGCGGGCAAGGGCACAAGTGCTGAGCGATGCTCGGGCATTTCTTGGGACGCTCAATATCGACCCGTTGGTTGGCGCATGGGAATCGAGGTTGACTGTCAACCTTGCAACAGTCGCCGACAAAACAGTGAAGGTCATTCGCGAAACATTTCTGCCATCGATACAGCAAAGTTTGTCGCTCGTGGAAACGGTGGCAGTAGAAAACATTGCCAAGCAGCCTGGATTGTTTGCTCGTGATGAAATGGGCCGTCGCTCAAATGCTCTCACAAAGAAAGTGAGGAAAGTTGTCGAGCAAGGATTGAAAGACGGGCTCGGGAGGAATGAGATTGCAAAAGAGATAATGAAAGTCGGCAATGGATACTGGGACAAGCGCGGGCTGAATTATGCACGCGTTGTCGCCGCAAATAGTGTCGCGCGTGCCCGGAGCCATTCTTCCCTTGTTGCATATCGAGACGCAGGCATCGAGCAGTTAGAGGTGCAAGCAGTTCTCGATGAGGCCACAACAGATATTTGCCGGTCGCTTGACGGTACGATCATCAGCGTCGGTGATGCGTGGAAGCACAACCTTGCAATCAACGATATAAAAGATCCCGAGGACATTGGTAAGGTCGCCCCGTTTATGCGCACGAAAATGAACCGTGAGACTGGACAAAGGGAAGTTCTCACCGGAAGCGGCAAGGTGTATGCAACGATCACTAGATCCGGTATCGGAGTGGCCGACGATCGCGGTGATTTCAAGCAAGGTATGGGGGCAAAGAAGCTGGGGAAGGAAGGTGTCTCCACACCGCCTTATCACCATGGGTGCAGGAGCTTTACGGTGCCTCGGACGTCGTATATCTCGGTGCCTGCCGGCCGCAATGCCAAGACTTACCCGACCCCGGTTACACGGCCGACAAAGCCAGCCAAGGCTACGCAACGCCCGCCACGTGTGACTCGGGCACCTACGCTCGATGACCCCGTCACAGTTCAAAATGCAGTACCAAGGGCCCCTGGCCACACGATTCCAGGCCCGAAGAAGGTTTCACCAAAACCACAGAAGGTTTCACCGGAGCCGGAAGATGACGGGCCTGTCACGGTGCGAAACAATCCGAGGGCGACCGAGTATTTGATTCCTCCGCGTGGCGGGCTCGACAAGGCAAGCGATTCAGTTCAGTTTTCAATCGACTCTGCAATGAATGCAATGCTGTCGATGGTCGGTGAGGCGACCGTGATCAAGGGCCGCGATCTTACAATGGTTGAGCTCGGGCAAGCACTTCGTTCTTTTTTGCTCGCGCAAGTTGGCAAGCCATTTACGGGGAATTCACTTCGCGTGTCAGTGCCAAAGCTCGAAGGGCTCGGGTTCAAAACAACTGCAATGGACCAACAGTCGGCATGGAAAAAAGCGATGCAGTTTGCCGGGCCAAAGCTGCGCGGGATCATTCGATACAGGCAGGTCCCAAGCATTCGTGCTGGCAAACACATCGGGTATTACCCCGATCGAGATTTGATTGTTGTGCGTTCCTCAAAAGAAGAGGCCTCCATTCTGAGGGCTGTGCAATTCTACATTGACTCATTAGGTGATCACCGTTTCGCAGGAAACACAGTGCGCAA